TCGCCTTTATCTCCTTTGTCCCCTTTATCCCCCTTATCTCCTGTATCACCCTTTACTTTCGTCCAAATATACTTAGAAAAAGTTGTGCTGTCTGCCGCAGTGAAGTCAACATATTGCCCTATCCAAGCACCGGGAGTCTCACCATTATTAGCAGTAAAACTCGTACCATTGTCCGAGTACTTGATGTGTAAGTAGGAAGTTTGTCCGTTGGCTCCGGTTGGTCCGGCGATACCTTGTTCTCCTTTAGGACCTTGCGAGCCTTTCAACTGTACCCACTTATAAGAAGCGTATCCGGTTGGAGCGGTCGCACTAGTTGTTACCGCTGTACCGATATAAGTGTTCGGAGTGTCAGACATCGGATTACCGTTCGCATTAGCGGAGTACTTTACGTGAAAATACTGTGATGTGCCGGGAATACCTTGTGATCCGGTCGGTCCTGTATCACCTTTGTCGCCTTTTGCCCCGGTTGCACCCGTATCTCCCTTATCTCCTTTATCTCCTTTGTCGCCCGTTTCTCCCTTAGAAACATATTTAAGCCAATCAGTAGAATTGTCTGTTGGTTCTTGGATTGTTTTGTCTGCAATACATATCCATGTACTGCCATTGCATACAACTTCATCATAGTACCAATATGTGCCCGGCGTCCATACTCCTTTGAAAGCGGATACGGGAACTTCTGTTATACCATCGTTAGATAATTGCTTGATAGTCCCTGTCATATACACATTGCGGAGATACGCACTATGTCCAGTCATTTCGATACCAAACAGTTTCAAGTTAGACAGGTCGCCCAACTGCATAGCGATCATTTCTTTTGTAATCTCCCAACTGTTAACACCCGTCAGATAACGGACATAGCTTTGTGTCGAATAGCTCGATCTTTGCCGATCTTTGCTTGTGAAGTTACCATACGAAACGAAGTGCATAGCCTTGCAAGGGTGTGCGGTTGTACCAGAACGAAGTGCATATTTAAACGTAGAATCACCGATCTTTTCAGTAATACGAAAATAAGCGGTTTGAAATCCGGTTGAGTCGTTGAATATACCTTTGCAAATATCGTCTACCTCTATTTCTGCTATTTCGCCCGGTTCGAGTTTAAGGTAGATGATCCGATTTGATTCGTCTATATTTTCAATAATCCCGCCGCCCGGAGCGTTCCACTCTTCGCCCGAAACGATTGATACGCGGTTGTAACGTAATTCAGGAACTTCAAGGAAATCACGTAGACGAAGAGATTTTGCATCTATATGACCGTCTTTGCCGATTAGCCAACCGATTAAGCCTTCTGCGTAGTCATTTGAGGATATATCACCGGAAAAAGTCGCTGATTTCGCAATCAGTTTATCAAGGACGTTAAGTATTTGCGTCGTTACTGTCGTTGCGGTCAACGTATCTGTAGAAATACCCTTCGTTACGTCTAGCCCATTGTCAACAATTAAACCGCCTAGCAACTTGATAAGAAATTGCGTTTCGTCTGGCGCTGTTTTGGATAAATACGAGTCTTTTAAAGCGTCGATAGCCGCATATAGTTCCTGCCTTATGCGTAAAGAAGAAAACGTATTATCGTCGGTCGGTGCCGTATTATTATCGGTCAGAGCAATAATACGAGACTTTATTTCAAATAGGGAACGAAGAGATGAAAATACATTCTCATCTGAAACAGTACGCCCGTCGTCGATTTTCAGCACGTCAAGATTAGCCCCGCCGCCATTTATAGGCGTTGGCGTTGTTGTACTAATACTTACCGAACCGGAATTGCGTAAATACTTATTCCGAAACGAATGAGGCACTTTCTTATTTTCTACTTCTATCATGTTTCTATTAATGATACGTTACAACTTTCATTTGCGTAATCAATACTCATTTGATCGACGACCATTTCTCTTTTGAGGGAATTCTCGTAAATCCTAGACAGTATCGAAAAGCCACGATTTAAATTATTGCTGTATCTAAATTTTGGAGCTTTATAATGCGTATAAAACTTGTCTATTAGTATTTGTTCCGGCAATACATTTTTATCGTGCAACGGACTATATACCGTTTTTAAATAATCAAATTTATCCCCTGATTTGGTAGCGCAATTTGAGTAAGAAGAAATATTTTTTGCGTTTGAGTTGATTAATAGTTCGATGTCGTCCATTTCTGTTACATTATTGTCGTTTATCACGTTGCTGTAAACTACGTCGGAGTCGTCAACTGCATTATTAAATATATCGTATGTAACTTTATTGTTAGTATACTTAAACGTGAAATCGGATATATGAAATGCAGTACAAGGATAACAGCCCCCATCCGTTCGATACATAGGATATTTTCCTAAATGATTCGGAGTGCTTAATTCAAAGCGTATCTTTCCGCATAGTATTTTATCATCTGGAAGTTTAATCGCAACTCCGTCCGTTGAGTCGTACAGATTAAATCTATAACTAACAGTATTCGTTAATCTCTTTTCATCATCGAAAACTTTATCACCTTCTTTGTTTATATGAACCAAATAGAAACCATCTTTAAGCGTACATTCGTCGTGATACCATTTTTCGACAAAAATATCTTCGCCGTTTTCCCTATACGCATAAACCTTATTTCTATCCTCGAACCCGCCGGAAGCCTTTTCACCACTAACTGAATCATACTCGCCCTTACTTACAAATCTCCAATCTCCAAATTCATCCTTATACCTATACCATGTAGCCCCTTTATAAGTTAAGTTATGCGTATTTTTATAATAGCCTCGATTTACTCGATCCGTATAATACTTTTGATTTCTCCATACTTCACCATCATAATAGTAATCATCTATATATAATTTGCAAGGAACCATCGTATTATCAAATCCGGCGCCATATTTTGTATTAGAGTATACTTCATCGGACGTTTTTATTATATCGTTCGGAAGAAAAGAGCCGGACATTCTATAAGCGATATTTATTATGAAATATCCTCCTTTGAATAAAGAATACTCTCCGTTTTTCAATGTTAAAAGAGTCTTTCGAGAAGCACTAATTATATTATACGCTTGCAGGAATGAAACGCAGGTTTTCCAACTTAAAGAAGACGGTTCCCCGTCCTCTGTTGTGTAGTCGCTGTACTTCTGCCATACCACACCGGAATATATATCATTAACGTTGTCGATAGTCACTTCAACACCTTCTGCCGGAATATCAAGAAATGAAAAGCTCGGTATCAAATACCCCCAATTACTATTAGATTTAAAAAACGAATTAAGAAGGGTGTAATTCTTTCCGTCTATATCCCTACCAGATATATAATATTTATTGGGATCGGAGTTTTGATTTACTATATCCTTATCGTCGTCGAGCAATTCCGGGCATAAGTTGGTTATCTGATTCATATTAGCAACAACAGATACTTTATTATACACATCACCAAGCGATATACTTCCCGCGCTTTCAGATACGCCAATATTACGCACATTCAATAGTGCGGAAGGGATTGTTATACTTTCACATGTATCGCTTATTCTATCATAAACGAAAAAATGAAGCTCGTCGTTTTTGATAAAATCATAGTCGATCATATAATAAGCATCCTGATACTGAATGAACGTCATACCGATATATTTAGAGATTTCTTCTAAAACATCTCTACTATTCATCGGCTCGTTAGCTTCATCAAAGAAATTTCGTTCATGTATATAAATATCTTCTATCAAAGAAGTAGAAACATCTTTCGAGATTCTATTAGTTTTTTGAAAGTACAATTTGTTTAGAATCTTTCCGGGATCGGCAATATCAAGAATGTGCATTATTACATCTTTGAAACTTTTAAAATAGACCTCGGAAGAATTAATATAAGAGTACTTCTTATTTTCCAAAACGGAAATAGTATCGATTGCCTGTATCTCCACTATATTAAGCGGAGTTATATAATCGCTCGAATATAAATTTGGACTCATATATCCAAACCACTCTAAAACATCATCGGTTTTATTATACAAACGAACTTCTATATTTTGCCCTTCGGCTGTATATAGGTCTGATAAAATTCTATCTGTCAATATGCTTGTTACCGAATTAGACATTTTCAACGGTTTGTATAGAGTGTCCGATTCATACTCAACAGTAAACGGGCTATCTGTTAGGGTGAGTTCTTCGGAATACGTTGCAAAGACCGTATGAATTTCGATTCTATACGTCTTGTCTTTCCTGCTCTTAAACTCTGAATAATATCTTAGTTTCATCTTACTTTGCTTTTCTGATTATAATGATTACTCAAAACTCCTTCCAAATCTCTTCCATGTATGCGAAACGTTACGTTTGCGGGCTGATTTCCATTTTCTGCAGACGGTGCAATCTTTTGCGATAAGGAGCCATATAAACCGCTATTAAGCATTTGAAACAAATTACTTTGCTGTGATCCGTTTAAAATCATCTCGCCTGAATTGAGTAAAGCCGGAACCTTATCGCCTGTGAATGATGTGCCAGGCACAATACCACCCGTTGCGAATTTAGGAATACTAGCCATTGCCGCAATTACAGAGGCGACAGCCGCGCCCGCCAATAGCCAACCTACAACGGGTGTTTCGGTTGCCGAAGTCACGCCGTTAATTACAGCTTCGGTTTGTTTAGCTGTTATCAAATCTCTAATTGCTGGAATAGCTTGCGCAATGCTCGAGACTACGCCCGCACCCCATTGGAGATACGCCGCGGTGCTTTCGTTTGTGATTCCAGATAAAGAGCTCATAATACTTCCAACTGCATAAAGCGATTTAGTGTATTCCTCATTTATATCTATATCCTTTTTCTTAATTGGAGACTCAAATTTCGGTAACTTAAAGTTTTTACCTCCCTTTCCATGCGTTGGAACCTTATCGTAAGTCGGTGCGATAGGTACGGATAAAGCGCCGTCTTTCATCCCGCCGTTTTTGATTTTAAACGCTTCTTGATCGACTACAAACTTTAGATTGATCTTCTTTTGTTCGAATTCGTTGATCGTGGTTTGAATCGTTGAGCGTGCTTGCATATCGGTTACGGAAATAAGTTTCTTATTCAGGTCTGCCAACTGAATGTTTATCGCCTCTATACTGTTACCGCTAGTTTCGACCTGCAATTTTATTTTCTTTGCTTCAAATTCGTTAATCGTAGTTTTGATAGTAGTTTTTGCCTGTTCGTCCGTAGTGGCTATGAGCTTCTTATTTAATTTCGAGATTTCTGCATCATACCACGCAATAGAATCTTTTTCAGGTTCTATTTTTGTATCGCTACCACTTCCGCCGCCGTTTCTCTTGTTATAACTTCCGTTTATCTTGGCATCTGCATTTGCGACCTCTAATTCTTTGTTAGATACGGCAACCTTTAAACTATTCGCCGTAGCTCTCATCTTTAACGCTTGCGCTATTGCTGATTCCTCATCGTCTGCCGCTTCAATAAATAATCTATTCAATTCTCCATAAAGACCAAAACGAGATTCTTTATATCTTTTCAATTCTGCCCGAATCTTCTTTGTCTCGTCCGAGTCTATTACTTGCTCTGTGTATGGGTCTCTAACCTTTGAGGATTCAATCCTTTTGTTATATTCAAATAGTCTATCTTTGTGGGCGGTGCTAGTCTTTTCAATATCTGACCTTTTACTGTCTTTTATTAAATAATCCCACATCTCCCTAGATACATTCTTATTGAATCCCATTTTTGCAATTTCAGCCTGTAAAGCCGTATAGGAAGTATCAGTATTGGCAGTCGCTAACGATTGCTGCAAAGTTGCCATCTGTATAAGATATTCCTTTGCTTTAGCTAAATGTTTATTGCGCTCTTCATCGCTTATATTACGCGCCTTAGCTTTATTTAGTTCAAGCTGATATTTTGTGTTAAGATCGTCTACCTCTGCTTTATTGAATAAAGTTTTTGTACCCAAATTATCTAAAGCGACGGATAAATCCCCGGCTTTGTCGATTACATTTTGCAGATTAGAAAGAAAGCCATCAAAGTTTCCTAATGCAATGCTAGAAAAAAAAGAATCAACACTTGCCTTTGCTTGATCCATCATTTTAACATAAGCATCCCCAGTTGTTTGTGAGCTATTAATAACTTTCATTAATCCCTCGTATGCTCCCATAGCTACGCCGATAGTCCCGGCAAACTTAACGATGCCCGCTCCGGCTGTTTTAGCCATATTACTAATACCGCCCTGAAAGTTATTAACACCCTTCTTTGACTTCTCTAAATTCGCGTCGAAGTCATTCGTTTTTAATAATAATCTTGTTACTATATCAGACATCTTTATTCGTATTTAATTGTGATTCTACTTCTTTTGCCTTAGCTCGTAATCGTTGCATTTCTTCGTCCGTTACGCTCGTATCTTTCTTTTCTTCTTCATCCCACGGGAACCGGAGTATATCGGTTTGCTTTAGCGTCTTTGTGCTATTAGATTGCGCTATAATGAAACCTAACAATCTAGTTTGTTCCCACGCTTCCCGATTGCGTCGATTCAATCCGTCTATAAACGATTCAACCTCGATAAAGTCCATTTTATCGAGGAAGTAATCGGGAGCGATCCCGCCCTCACCGACAACGCGCGAATAAAGTTCGCGTATACTTACGGCTTTCGTTTCCGCGTCATCACCTTCTTTTTTTTTACGTCATTTCCTGCCGATTGCGAACGTAGTTTGATTTCATCCAAAATAAACTCTTTGAATTGTTCGAATAGAGTCAAGTCATTTTCGCACAATTCTATAAACTCGTCAAATTCCATATTAAACGAATCCTTATTGCTAGCGATCAGGAACGAATAAAACAAAATGTATTCATCTAGTAATTTCCCGAACTGAAACGGATAGTCGGATATAGATTCGAACACAAAGAACGCACGAAGCGTATATTTCAAAGAAAGATCTTTTCCGTTAAGTGATATTGTTTTCATTGAATAAGTCGTTTAGAGGGCGGCAAAACACCGCCCGTAAGTTATTTACTATCTGCCTCTTTTGTAAGTGGTCCGGTTCCTTCGAAGCTCACAGAGAAAGTCGCTTTATCTCCGTCCGGCGCATTTGCTTCTAATGAAGTGATAACAGCTTTTCCAGTGTAAGCACCCGCCGCAAGCGTCCATCCGGCTTCAGGCATCTCGTTTGCATTGGGATCACTCACAATACCAAATTTTAACGTAATAGGTTTGCGCGCGATCATCAATGCGAATAATTTATCGTAACTATTCGCATCAACATCGGCACTGAATACGTTCTCACTTGAAGCGTTCCAAGATAGTTTTTTAATATCCTTCTCCGTCCAGATACCCGAATCTTTACTTTGCGTGTCGATAGTTTCAGCCGATAACCCTAACTTGCATGAAGTTGCCAACGCTATAGCCTTATCTTCTGTGAATAACATTAGGTCTTTGCCTAACGCTGCTTTTGTTTTACTCATAATTTTGTCGTATTTTAGTTATTATTCTGTTTTAAAAGAAAACACAAGGCGTTGAATGAAAGTATCTTCGATAAAATCCTCGTCCGCACTTATTAGTTTCGAGTCGATTACATCGAAGTTGTCATAACTTCCTCGTTTGTTTTCGAGTGATTTACGCACTTCTTCCGCGATTGTAACAGAGTTCAAATAGTTATCACTGGCGACAACGATCTCAACCGATACAGTGTCGCCTGTGGTACTATATTTTGCATATTCTGGCGTTAGAGAGTTGCGTTTGTAGATCACAAACGGGAAAGATGTTTCCGTTTTGGTCGAAATCGCATAGATTTTATCAGTAACCAACTTTGCCAACTCCGTAGAATCGCTTAGTTTTTTATATACGTGTGCACCTATTGATAAACTCATTTCTTTTTATTTGCTACTTTTGTTATAGAATCAATTATATTTTTCTCTAGCGAGTTCTCTGCTTCTTTCTGCTTCGATTTGACCGCATTAGAAAAGAAGTGGGAAGCATTTATAATACCTCTATTCGCTCCTTTTTTGGTAGCTCGTTCTTTGGTTCCTGATTCAAACCATTTCAGCATATAGGCGCGTGATCCCTTTTTGCGTCGGTCGATCAGGTCAACCCGTGCGCCGGAAGCATTGCGATAAACTGCTACGTTTATTTCGTTCTTTAACGGTTTGAACGATACGCCATTCTTTGAACTGCTAAATTCTGCATCAGTAACAGCGGAAATTAAATTTTCCTGCGCCTGTTTACGAATGATAAGAATTGACTTTCTAAGAGCGGAAGAAATAGCCTTCTTTGCTTCTTTATCGTTCAACCGTTTAAGTAATTCGTTTACTCGCGTTGCATCCACTTCGACGCGATACAAGTTGCGCCCGGTGTAATTGTCGTTACTCATTGATTACCTCCGCTTCTATAACCGTTGCTTGTTGCTTCCGGTCGTGGTTAATAGATAGAATCTTGTATTTCTGCCCGTCGTACTCGATTCGCATTTTAGCGTTAATCTCTTTGCAGATGCGAATCATTATTGTATTAACGGTCGTATTGTATATCTCGCCGTTCGCTTCTTTGCGTGCGCCAGACTTAAAGCGAATGTATGCGCGTTTATCGAATACTTTCACCCAACTTTCAGACGTGCCGCCCAGATTATCGCGCTTTGACTCGCTACGGTAAAATCCGATCATTTCGTTTAATAATCCCGCTTGCATTATGTGTATCTTTTTAATGGTTGCAGTAGTAGTTCTATGTGCCCCGGAATAACTTGCGGAGTGGCAAATGTTACCGATTCACGGTTTGCGTAGTAATTCGCTATAAGGATGCGAATCGCGTGCCAGATACGCCGATCTATTTTTGTGTCCTTAACGTAGGTATCTAGCGGATTATTTAGATACGATTCGATAAGAAGTTGAACGGGTTCGATAAGCCCGGTTATATATGTATCGTCAGTATCGAAATCGACGTTTAAATGCTGTTTAAGCTCTTCAAGTGTTACGTATTGCGCCATATTCAAGTAATTAAGAAAGGGCTAAGGCAGTGAAGCCAAAGCCCTTTCAATATCAATAATCAAATTATATTAAGCCGCTTTCTTCTTTGCGATGGCAAAGGCTTCCGGGCGAGCTACAACAATATCATAATCAGTATTCAACACAAAGTTTACGACATTACTTTTCGCTCCGGTATACGGGTCTATAACTAAATCCATATCACCGAACTGACCGATAGCAGCGTTGGAGAATACACCGAATCCGATAGAATCGGCGTCCATGTAGTTAGTAACAAGAACCGGATAACCGTTCACCATACCATTTTGGCAGATCATTTCAGCAGCCCCCGCCGCTTTGGGAGTGGATTTCAAAGCACCATACACCTTTGGAGTGCAAACATAGGCAGCTGTACCGTCGGTTACATCTACGCCCGCATCCATTACGGTAGATTCAAGCGAAACAATATCCGCAAATGTCAACGCGTTTGTATATTCAACATCTGGTTTTGCCTTTACAAACACCCCGTTGCTTGCGCCAGACAATGCAGTTCCCGAAAACATCCATTTATTCAAAGTGCGAGCGACACCAAGCGAAATTTGCTTCAAAACAACGTCCTGCAAAGAATAGTTCGTTTGGTTGATTGCACGCTTAGACACCGGAATAGAAATAGATACGCGTTTGGGTGAAGCCTTGATTTTGTCGATATTCAATTCGGTATCGGTAACCGCAACGTTTTCACCCTGAATTGTTGCTTCAACAGCCGCCAATGTTGGGAAAACAAGGTCACCTACAAGCCCGCTTTGCATCTTGATACCTAGTTTATCAATAATCAAGCCTTTTTCTAACGGTTCAATGATTTCACCGATTGTAACAGGAACCATGCTGGCCGCATCGGTTGTATCTGTAACAGTCACCGCACGTTCTACAACTTTAATACCGCCTTCTGATACTACTCCGTTGTATTCTTCCAAAGAGCGATGATTAACGACGTCAAAAACTGCCTGTGAGAACAACACGCGACGGTCTGACACCAAACCCGCGTTAATATCTTCAAGCGCACGGCGTTCTACCTTCATTTCTAAAAGCTCTTTCTTTGTTTTCAACTGCTCGAACTGCTCTTTCTCGCTTGCGTCGAGTGCTCTTTTTTCCGCTTCTGCTTTATCCAACATAGCGCGCATCTGCTCTTTGTATTGAGCAATAGTTTCAAATTCTTTTCTCATGTTTTAAATTGATTTGCGTAAATTATTAAGTTCATTTAAATAGTCTTTATTCTCGCCGGACAATTCCGCTATCGTATCGTCCATACTCCGCACCGTTACGTCTGTACCATAAAAAGCAGGATCAACAACGGGAGATATATCAGAAATCCGATCAATCATGTGTACAGTACGAAGCAACAATCCGTCTTTCATTGAATAGGAAACTTTTGTTTTATCCTTTTCATTTAAAGCATACGCAAAAGACGAACCGAAAATGTCACCGCGTTTAATCATTTCTACGGCGAAATCTCCATCGGGAGTACTAGGAGCCTCAAACCTGTATTTTAGCCCGTAGTCGTCAAGTTCAAGCGACAAAGTACCTGCACCGCGATTAGATCGAGCCAACAATCTCTGTTTGTTATGATCTAACAGAGCTTTAACATCACAACTACGCAACAACTCTTCCGTTATAGCTCCCTTTTCGATTACCTCAACAAAAGCGCGTTGCTTTTCCCTGTCGTACAATACGCGGCTTTCTTGTCCGAATACAACCGCATAACCTTCGATTATTCTTCCATCTCCAACTTTAGGAGCGCCTAACTCTGTATAACTTCGTATTTCCATATTTTGCAAATATCATTTTACTATATGTTTATTTCTTCGTTTTTGGGTAGCTCTACTTTTTGACTAGCCGCCTCGATTGGTTGAACGTTGCAGGAGATAAACACCTTGTCGCCTCCTTCAACGGGCGGTTTTCCTAAAGCCCTACGAGTATCATTCGGGGAATGAGCGCCCATTTCTTCCAAAGCTTTATAATAGCTTGCTTGCGTCGTTAAATCGGTTTGATATAAGCATGATAAATCAAATGAAATACTATATAAGTGAGCGACTGAATTAGGAATCAGCTTGTAATTAAATTCAGCCTCGATTTGTTTCAATATTGGTTGCAGCGTATCAGTTAAAAAAGAAACATTGCTCATTTCAGAAGCTTTGTAATTAGTAGATTGTCCGGCAAATACTTTATCCGGGTGAACTCCGTAAAATCTACATATATCAAGAATACTGAATTTCTTTGTTTCCAATAACTGCGCATCAACCGGATTTATAGAAAGTTGATGAAATCCAACATCGCCGGGAACTGAAATAATGTCTCTTCCTGTGTTTAGTTGTTCCTCTATGCGATCTCCAACCGTAGAAAGTTGAATATCCGTCATACCTGCACCGGGCAACCCTTTATTTATCTCTTTTGCACCGGAAACAAGCCCCTTTATTTTACTTCCATTCTGAAAGGTTCGTAAATTCTGATTATCTGCACTCGCGGCTATGGAAAAGATACGGCTAGCGTACATTATTGTGCTTACTCCTGTATATCCCCCGTCCAAACTATTATTTTTAAGATGGATTATTTCGTAGGATTCAAAACGCCCATATATCCGGTTATATGGATCAGAAATAATATAAACATCATTCAATTTGTCATAGGTTACTGTATTATTTGCGCATAATACAAGTTCGCTGACACTACCGAACTTTCGACGGATAACGATGTAGGCGTTTCCTTGATTTACGATTTGAACAACCATATTCCTAACCATTTCAAAACTATTCATTCGTCGGTTAGGCATACGGGTTAATATCGTATATAAATCGTTTTCCTCGTCTGGTGAGAAATATCCATCTTTTTTCCGTTTAATTATAAGCGGTAAAGACGCGATAGTCCCCGAAAGAATAGAAGTACATCTATATGCGGCTGAAAGTTTCATTGCTTGATTACTGTTATGCACATCTATTGGCTGACCGGGTAACGATGGTAATCGGGAGTTTATCGCCGCATCTTTATCCGTTGTGCTCATCTCTGCATTTAAGGCGCGTTTTTGCGTCTTTGAACGTCCCAATTCAAAATTAAAAGATAGTTTCATTATACCTCCATGTTATTAAATAAGTAGAATGTCATTAGGTTTGTTATAGTCGAATCAATCTTCGCATTGTGCGTTTTCTTGACTGGCTTCTTGTTCATGTTCCGATCTTCGTCTAATACCGCATTACTAAAACAGTACGGCGTAATCGGATTAGGGCTAAAAGTGAGCTTACTCCGATACAAAGCAAGTTCAAAGGATTCGATAGGGCTTGTAAACGTTCCGTATGTCTGTTTTACAGGCTTAATATATTCACTCGCACCGCCTACGGAATAAGTAAGAAGATTTACAAATTCAGCCGATTTATAAGGATCATAGCCAACTCCCATGATTTGTAAATACTTTGCACGCGCAAGTATATCGTTTACTATTTGCTGATAGTCGATAATATCACCATCGCAAAGAATTAAATAGCCTGCTTTCGCCCAACCTTCGTAAAGTTCCCGATTTGGATGATCTTTCAAAGCTCCTTTCGGGAAATAGTAATCTGTATGCGAATGAAAAGAACCGCTTTCTTTCGAATAGATATTATAAGTAACCGTAGAAAAGTCGTCTCGAACGGATAAATCAACCGCCGCCATCGTTAGCGGATAAGTACCGATACTCTCAATTCTAATATCTTTGAATCGTTCTTCTATCTGCTTTGCCTCAATCCATTTTGTTGTAGAATCAACCGCAAACACATTTAGTAACTTTGTCCGAAACTCTAGCGCATCCGGTGCACTATATAAAGCCTTCTGGTATGCGTCGATATAGAAATCTTCATAAACAGTTATACCCATGTGTGGTTGCACTTTGCGCCACGTTGCCGGATCGCCTTCCTCATCGTCTACGTCTGGTTCAAAGATATGTGCAAATATGGAATCATTTTCAATCTCACCTCGTAGGATCGCTTTATACATTTTGAGCATTTCGACGAATGGAGCCGTTTCTTTATCGGATGCGGTAGTTATAACTACGGTTAAAGGGTTGAGCCGTGCGCCCATTGAGGAAGTTAATACATTCTTCAATGCGGCGCTATCGGCTTGTGAATACTCGTCTACTATTACCATGCTTGCGTTAAGTCCGTCTAATTTATCCGGGTTAGAGGCAAGGCAACGGGCAAAAGAGGTTTTTCCCTTTATGCGGTTATATATGATTTCTCGATTAATTTTGAAGTGTCTAAACTTCGGATCGAGAGACTTTAAAATATTACGTATTTCATCAAAACAAACTTTTGCCTGATTATATGAGTTTGCAGCTACGTATGTTTGCGCGTTCGCATCACCGAACAACAAATCGTTAATCGAAAGACTCGCTACACTTGTTGTCTTACTGAATTTACGCGGAACGAATAAAAGAGCTTCGCGAATCAAACGCTTGTTTGTGTCAGGCTTGTAAAACGCGAGAATATTAGAGAACTGAAACACCTGTATCGGAGTCAGCTTGTATCTAGTTTTTCCCTTCGTGCCGGAAAACTTCAAACGCTCATAGAACGTGACGAACTTCTTTACTTCCTTGATCCGAAATTCGTATTTATCAAGAAAAACAAAGAAGCGGTGAACGGCTAGCAACTCGTAAAGGTTGTGCGCGTCCGGATTGTTAATACAACCTTTGATATACACATTTAGTCTTTCGTCTGCCTTGTCTAGCTTATACGAATCAACGTCGATGTTATGCAGATCGGAGACAACCGACTGCTTTAACGCTATCAGTTTATCTCTATTCTCCTTGTTCATCGCGATCTATTTTGTTTACTTCGTTAATCAAGTCGTTTACTTCGTCGTCGTCAGATGCAGAAAGCGTTTGAAAGGTCAAACCAAGTTCGCGTAATTGTTTGCGCGTTGCTTCGAGTGCATCGAATAAAACTTTGAAAGCAGGATGCGCCGTGAGTTTATCATTATTTTCGCGGGACACTTCTTTCACGTATGACTTCATACGCTTCTTTGAAATATCGTTTAGTGCAATTTGAAACGCCATATATGAACCTGCGCAAAGAGTTATACAGAGGTCTAAATCTTCCGTATATGTTCCCTGCGAC